GACCGCTCGCGACCAGCTGGCCGAGTCCGCAGGTGTCAGTAACGGTGACTAGCAACAGAGAGGGGCGTGGCCGCAAATGACTGCGGTACTCCCGCATTACACCAGGGGGCCACGGAACCTCCAGGTCTCCACCCTGATCTTCGGCGGCCAGTTCGTGATGCCGACCACCCAGGGGTACGGGACCACGGACCTGACCGTCAAGGTGGCCACGTCCGCGACGGTCTACTGCTCAGGCGTCGCCGGCGCCGACGCGAACGTCATCTCCACCCAGACCGGCGCCGCGAACGCCTACGGCGACCCCCTCATCGACATGTCCGTCCTCACGGACTACGTGCCCGTCTACGCGGGCGGGTGGGACATCTGGGTCTGGTACGTCGGGCAGGCGTACACCGACCAGAAGCTGATCATCGGCGCGACCGGCGGAGCGGTCACCGGCGCCGGCGCGGGACCGGCCGCGGACCAGGTGGTGGCCGTGTGCACCCACCCGGGCGGCGTGTCCAGCGCGATGCTCACCCAGCAGATCGGCGGCACCGGGGCCGCATCCTACTTCCTGGGCCGGGCCCGGGTCCTTTAAGAGAGAAGGACTGACCAGATGCCATCTGGCGCGAGGGGCTATAGCGACGGCCCGAGAATCACAGTCAACGAGCTGCTGAAAGACCCCCTGGTCATTCCGGCGCTCATCCTGGATATCACCGCCAACGAGTTCATCATGGACTCGGTGCTGCGGATGGGCGGCGCGGCCCCTTCCGGCGCGGTCCGCTACTCGGAGTCCACGCCGCTTTACGCCGACGATTTCCCGGAGATCAGGCCCGAATTCGGTGAGGTCCCCGTCGTCCCGACGTCCATCGGCGTGCCCCGGGTGGTGTTCACTCACGAGCGCGCCATGGCCATCATGGTGTCCGACGAGATGCGGCGCAGGCAGGCCATCGACCCGGTGACCCGGCAGCTGCTGCAGGTCAAGAACACGATGGTGTACTCGTGGAACACCGCCTTCTACTCCGCCGTCGTGGCGAACGCGTCCATTCAGACGCTGGCCGTGGCCAATCCGTGGGCGAGTGCTTCGGCCACTATCCGGGCGGATATCGCGCAGGCCGTATATCTGGTCGAAAACGCGAATATCGTGTCCCCGAGCGGGGTAACACAATGGCTCGGATTCGAAGCCGACACGCTGATAATCAACCACGGGACCAAGAACACGCTTCTGCAAAGCTCCACGTTCGCGGCGCCGTACATCGGCGATATCGCGTCGGAATCCCTTCTTTACACGGGGACTCTGCCGCAGAAGATATTCAACCTGGACGTGCTCGTGTCCCGCCAGGTGCCGGCCGGAAACGCGATCATCATGCAGCGGAACCGGGCCGGTTTCTACGCCGATGAGCTGCCTTTCATCGCAGGGCCGCTTTATCGCGACGAGAGCCGCAAGACCTGGCGGTCGGACACTCAGCGTAGTTCGGCCGTAGGGCTCGACCAACCGTTGGCCGTGTCTTTGCTGTCCGGGGTCTGATTTCGAACACATAACCGAGTACGGAGAGTTACTATGAGCCGGGAACGCGAACGGGACGGGGGGCGTGACGAGATGACCGCGCTGGCCGAGACCGTACGTGAACTGCGGGAGGAAGTCGCCAGGCTTCGCGCCGGGCAGGCCGCGCACCACTGCTCTTGCGTGCACTACCACTGGGCCGGCTACCCGGCGGCCCCGTCTGTGCAGCCGTACACCCCGCCGTACACCATCACCTGCGAGTCCCCGGTGTTCAGCACCGTCACGACCACCAATGTCCCGCAGTACCAGACCTTCACCCTGAGCAACTGAGGAGACGGAATGGCAACCGCAGTCACCGAGCCGGCACCGCTTTCCGCCGAGGAAACAGCCACCCTCGACAAGCTCCTGGCCCGCGCCACGGGCGCACCCGCCACCCGCGTAGGCGAGCCCTACCAGGCCCTCATCTGCCTGAGTGTCCCCCGCCGCGGCGACAAGGACCGGGCCACCGATCTCGTATACCCCGGTGAGATCGTGCACCTGACCGAGGAAGAGGCCCGCCAGTTCAACCGCAAAGGCGCGCGGGACGGACGGCAGGTCGACGTGGTGCGGAAGGTGTCCGGGCCGGACGGCACGCATGAGCCGGTCCCGGTAGTCCCGCCCCGCGCCGTGTCCGGCCGCCTGTTCCGGCCGACCACCCCGCCTCCCGGTTCGGACGCCCCCCGCCCCGACCCGGACGGCTCGAGCGCCGTCCAGTTCCTCGCCGGGGACATGGGGAACGCCCCGGAAGGTTCCGAGGCTTCCCGCCCGGACGCGTCGGAGATGGCCGCGCACCTGACCGAATCGGCGACCGACGCCGTGGATCTCCCGCCGTCCCGCCGCGTCCGGCCGCAGGGAAGCCGATAACCCATGCCCTGGATCGGAGGCACGATCGAGCCGCTGGAGGTAGCCGGCCTGCGCTGCCCCCGCTGCTGGTTCGCGGGCCCGATGGCGCCGTACGCGGCGCTGACATACCGGTGCCTGCGGTGCGAATGGCCCTTCACGCTGGCCGCCCCGGCTGTCTCCTCCCCTGCCGTCCCGCTGACCGCCGTCCCGGTCACGAACGCCACGGGCACCGTCGCGGCGGTCACCATCACCGGCGGCACCCTCACGTTCGTGTACGTCAACGCGGTGCAGGCCGGAACCACGGCGGGGACGTACCTGGTCCCGGCCGGCGGGACGATCTCGGTCACGTACTCGGCCGCGCCGGCATGGGCGTGGGCGCTGCCCGCGATCTCCGCCGGCGTGTCCGCCGGGGCGGCGGCGCTGCCGTTCACCGCCGGGGGCACCAGCTTCACGGCGGGGCAGGTGCTGATCATCGACCCGTCCGGCACTTCTGACGTGGCGGTCGTCACCGGCACGCCTACAGCCACTTCCGTGCCGGTGGGCGGGATGGAGCTCGCGCACCTGTCCGGGGTCCTCGTCACCGTCGCGCAGCTCACCCCGGCGCTGGCCGGCGACGCCGTACCGCAGACCGCCTACTAGACCGCAGGGGGGTGACCGCATGACGCTGAACCGGTACATAGTGACATCCGATGTCACCATTGCCGCAGGCACCGGCAGTTCCCCGGCGTCAGGACCGGCGACCTCGGCCAGCGGAACCACCTCCGCGGCACCCGCAGCCGGGACCGTGATCACCTCCGAGGCCGCCGCGACGGGAACGTTCCTGCTGTCCTGGACGTGCACCCTGGCCTCAGCCGCAGCGGCCGGGGACGCCGGCAACTTCGGCCTGTACTCCGGGACGACGCTGCTGGCCACGTCGGTCAACGCGGGGACCGTCGGGTCCTACCCGCAGCAGGCGGTCACGACCTACATGGGGGCCGGCGCGGCGGTCACCGTCCAGGTCATCGCGGCGGGGTCCGCCGGGGCAGTGTACAGCGCGGCACTGACAGTGACGCCGCTGATGGCCGGGGACACCAAAGGGGCCGTGGCGTGGGACGGGTCCGGGTCGCCGGCCGGATGGACGCCCGGCGGGTTCCCCGTCAAGTTCCTCCAGGGCACGCCGCTGATCCTGGACCCGGCCGGGGATCTGTACAGCGCGATCGGGGCCGGGAACCTGCGGGCCTGGGTTGACGGAACGGACACCTGCGGTCACGGGCATTGGGGGGCGCTCGCAAATTGAGCTCCATCCAGCCGCCTACTGGCCGCAACTACGACGCTACGGAGATGGCCCCGTGATCATGCAGCCAGCGGTACCCGCGACGAGCCCCGGCGGGACCACCAACACCGTCGTCAACACATCGGGCGGAACCGCGTACGTGAGTGTCGGCGCGAACGGCGCGACGATGGCCAACTACTGGGTCAACGGCGTGTCCGTGGCCACCACCGCGACCGCTTACATGATGACCGTCCCCCCGGGCGCCACGTGCGCTTTGCAGTACACCGGCGCGACCCCGGTCTGGTACTGGTCCGCGATCACCCCGGCGCTGCCCGCCTCCCCCGCCACAGTCGTGAACACCACCGGCCGGAACCTGTCCGCCGCGTTCCTCGGCGCCGGCGCTGTTACCGCGGTCACGGTCAAC